TTATGAAAAAAATGGTCAACAAACATCTAAGGAAGAACCTCAAATGAAAGAAAAATTAGATAGAGTTGATGAGAAAAATTATGAGTACTTAACTAAAAAGTGGGGAAAAAATTGGAGAGAATTATCTCCTTGTAAACATCCTTTTGATAATAAAGAATATTCTAATTCTTACACTTCATGGGATTTAGATTATATAAGAAATAAATATTTAGGATTTTAAAAAGTATAAAATTAATTTAATAAAAACAAAAATGAAAAAAATTAAATTTAAAGACTCAGATAATAATTCCGATTGGGGAGTAATTACAACTAATAAATTTAAAGTAAATAAAAAAGCAAATAAAAGAGCATGGATAATTGATAATTTTTATGAAGATCCTGATGCTGTTAGGCAATATGCATTAGAACAAATGTATTGGGATAAGGGTCATGGAGGGGTTGGTTGGAGAACTAGAAAACAATTTGTATTTGATGGAGTTAAGGAAAAAATTGAAGAAACAATGGGTTGTAATATTACTAATTGGACTGATATTTATTCTATTTGTGGGGTATTCCAAAGTGGATTTTGTAGTGGAAATGTTCCACCTTTAGTTTACCATGCAGATTCTCAACAATGGGCTGCTATGATATTTCTTACACCAAATGCACCATTTGAAACAGGTACTAAAGTTGTTGCAAATAAAAAATCTAAAATATACCACACATCTCAAAGTGATAATATATTTGATTATTTTCCCCAACAAGAAACTTTTGTAGATGGAACCTTATATGAGGATGTTGATACATTTGGAAATGTTTATAATAGGATGGTAATTTTTGATGGACAATCTATTCACAGTTCAATGGGATACTTTGGTCATAGTATAGAAACCGGTAGATTATGGCAAATGTTCTTTTTTGATGCTGATTTGGTAAGATAATAATTAATAAATAATAAAATGGATAAATTTCAAAAAGAGTTTTTAGATAAAGTAGGCAGTGATGAAATAATTAAAATTGCTAATATCCTAGATAGAGTAGGTTCTCAAGGAAAAATAGTAGAAGTAGTTTATTATGCCTTAACAACAATGTCTAAATCAGATGGGAATATGTCTCCTCTTTTAGCATTACAAATTGCTGAGGAGGATTGGGATATATAATATTTATATTTGATCGTTTATAGTTATATTAGCTACTTTTTGGACGTGGGTTCGATTCCCACCATCTCCACTAAATATATACAATAAGATACGGGGATGTACAGGTATTTGACATAAAGATAAGGGTATAATGAAGATCAACGCATAACTGGCGAACAAGTTGAACTAGCGATGGCTGCTTAATAAAGCACCCTAGCTAAACGGCAAATAGGGCAAGTCGTTAAAGCCCGGTGGTGGTGGATCCCTTTAGGGATAATTTGGATTTTTTATGTAAAATTATTATATTTATACTATATGATAAATTTAGATAATATTTTTCACTTATTTAGTTCTAATGATGATTTAGATGGAATTGATAATAGCAATATCCATATTGATTTTAAAAATACTCCCATTTATTGGGTTGGAATGTATAAAAAATTAATATTAAATCATGTAAGTTTTAATAAAAAAATAATAAAATTCTTTCAAAAATCTAATAAAGATTTAGATTTAAATGATGTAAAAGAAGCTGGGGAGTTTGTTACATATAATAAAGCATGGGCTTATATTAAAAAGATTGATTTATCAAAAGAAGAACATAAAAAAGGAATAAATACTTATGCAGATGAATATTTAGATACATCCCTAAAATTAGGAATTAATTTTTTCATAGAAACTGAAGAATATGAAAAGTGTGCGCATCTTCAAAAAATCTTAAATTATTTTTCAAAATAACTTGGATTCCCCAATAATTTTATATATCTTGGATATAAATTAATATTAGGTATTAAGGTACATATGTTAATATAAAGGATAAATAATAAAGAGATTAAAGATATAAAGTATAATATGTACCTATACCCATAAATAAAACAATCATGAGAAATAAAACAACATGCATAAGATTAATGGATAAACTAGAGGGAAAATTGCAAACTCTAAAGTTTATTTTAAGTAGACCTAGCGCTAACATTCAAGAATTTAAAGATGTAATTAGTGAATGTAAAAATATAATTCAAGAGACAAAATCTTTTTTGGATCGTGAACAAGATACAATGTAATTAAAATAAAAGGTTATGAAATTAACAGCAGAAAAAATACAATCTAATTGGGAAGACTTTATAAGTAATATTGATATTTATATTTCATCCCCTCGTAAAGAACAATTAACTAAATTTTATGAAACATATGCAGAACGTATTATGCTTATGCCAGCTGCTCATAAAAAAGAATACCATTCAGCATTTCCAGGTGGATATGTTGATCATGTTAATAGAGTAGTTCATGCTGCTTTATCAATGTCAGATGTTTGGAAATCTTTTGGTTGTGATATGACTACATTTACAACTGAAGAATTAGTATTTTCAGCTATTAATCATGATTTAGGTAAAATGGGTGATGCAGATCATGAATCATATATACCTCAAACTGATAAATGGAGGAAAGATAAATTAGGTGAAGATTATATGTTTAACAAAAAATTAGCATTTTCTGCAGTCCCAGATAGAGGATTATTTTTACTTCAGGATAATAATATTAAATATACATTTAATGAAATGGTAGCTATTCAAACCCATGATGGGTTATATGACTCAGCAAATGATAAATATTTAAAAGGATGGATGCCAGAGCAAAAACCACGTACATCTTTACCTTTTATATTACACCAAGCAGATATGATGGCTGCTAGAATTGAATTCGAAATAGAGTGGTTACCTAAATTTAAAAACCCTACCCCTCCAAAAAAAGATAATTTTTCAATAAAATCAAATAAATCAACTAAATCAAAGGCACTTGGTAATTTATCAAGTCCAGGATTAAAAAATATGCTAAATAATTTATAATATGGAAATAATATTAATATCAATTTTATCAGCATTATCAATAGTATTAGGGTTTGCAGTTTTTAATCTAATGAAAAAAAACGAACAACAAGAAGATATTCTAGTTGAATATATGAAATATTTAAATAAAATATCAAAAGCAATAGAAGTATCAGATGCAAGATTAAAAAAATTAGATGCTCAAGGAAGGTTTAAGAGTGATGATGAAATAGGTTTTTTCTTTAAAACAGTTATGACAATACAAGATTTATTAAATGGATTTAAAATTAAAGACTTATAATTGTGATAAATGGATAATATAATAAAGGCCGCTAAGAAAAAAAGACAGAAAAGAAATTATTTTACTCAAGAAACAGAAGATGCTATTGTCCAGTATAATTTAAGTAAAGATAAAAAGTTTAAAAGTGATATATACTCTAAAGAAATACATTATCCTTTTTACAAATTAACTGAAAATATAATTCATACCTTTAAGTTTTACTATACTGATGGGGTTGAAAATCTAGAAGATCTTCAACATGAAATTATGGTATTTCTCTTAGATAAAATTCATCTTTTTGATCCTTCAAAGGGTGCTAAAGCTTATTCTTATTTTGGTACTATTGTAAAAAGATGGTTAATAGTATATAATCAAAAAAATTATAAGAAAAAAATAGAATCTATTGATATAGGAGATATATCTAAACATCAAAATTTAGATATTGGAGATAATTCATTTTTTATATTAAATACCAAGTTAGAACAATCTTCACAAAAGTTTGTAGAATTAGACAGTAACTTTGGGGATGAGTTGTTTAATAAAGGGTATAAAGAAGGGGATAGATTATCTATTTTTGTTGATTTATATGTAAAATATATGACTAAAAATATATTTGATTATTTTCCTAAAGAATATGATGCTCAAATAGCTGATTGTATTTTAGAATTATTTAGAAAAAGAGATGCTATAGATGTTTTTAATAAAAAGGCACTTTATATTTATATAAGGGAAATGATTGACGTAAAAACTCCTAAAATAACTAAAATAGCTAATAAACTATATAAAGTATTTAAAGAAAAATATATTATATTTTCAGAAAGTGGTTATTTTTCATCTTAAAAGCTAAAATTTCTTATATTTATAATCAAAAATTATGGGACAATTAGATTCAATAGTATTTGGTGATAAAAAATTTTCGGATATCTTACATGAAATATATGAAAATCAAACTACTAAAAAACAACAAATTACATCTTTAATAAGTGAACTAAAACCTTTAATCCAGGAAATAGGTGATGCTACTTTAATAGTACCTTTAATAAAAGAATATTTAGAAATTGGAGTAAAAAACGATGAACAATTAATAAAAATGGCTACTATTATTCAAAGAGCAGTTAATAATACTAATGATGAAGGCGAATTTGGAATTTCAGAAGAAGAAAAAGCTGAATTAATGGCAGAAATGGATAAATTAGAGAGGATTAATAAAGAAAATAAAAATGGCTAGAACACCTACAGGGTTAAATTCTTTAAAACCTTTAAATTTACAATCTTCAAAAGGACCAGAAATAATACCTGTAAGAGTTAAATTTGTTTCTTTAAATGGAAAAGATTATCCCATTAATTGGAAAGAATATGGAGAATATAGTAGTATAGGTGGTATTTTATTTGAAGAACTATCCAACCCATCAGGAAAGTCTTTATCTACTTTAAGCTTTGCTAGTCCCCTATATTCTAATATAACATTTTTACCCTTAGTAAATGAAATAGTTTATATAATTTCATTACCTAATGCCACTACCCAAACAAATCCTTCTACTGGTAAAGCATATTATTATTTTCAAAGTATTAATATATGGAATAGTATACACCATAATGCTTCTCCAAATTCTCTTGCTACTAAACCTACTCAGGATCAAAATTATTCCAAAACTGAAGCTGGGGTTGAAATATCATCAGATGCTAATACAGAAAATATTAATTTTGGTTTTACTTTTAAAGAAAGAGCAGGAATAAGAAATTTACAACCTTTTGAAGGTGATGTTTTAATAGAAGGAAGATGGGGTAATACTATAAGGTTTGGAAGTACTGTTAATGATAGTACACCTCCTAATCCTTGGTCAGATAGTGGAGTTAATGGTGAACCTATTATTACTATAAAAAATGGTCAATCCGAAACCGAAAATGATTCTTGGATTCCTCAAGTAGAAAATATTAATACAGATAAATCTTCAATTTATTTAACATCTAATCAAAAAATACCAATAGGAGCAGCTAATACTGATTATAGTTCATATACACCTGCATTTGGTGAAGTCCCTAGCTCACCTAGCTTATATAATGGTTCTCAAGTTATTATCAACTCAGGTCGTTTATTATTCAATTCTAAAAATGATCACATTTTACTTAGTTCTGCAAGAACAATTTCATTTGGAGCACAAAAAGGCTTTAATTTTGATACTACTTCTAATTTTGTTGTTAAAGTAGGAACTAAAATAATGTTGGGGGATAAAGAAGAAAGCAATACTGAACCTTTAATATTAGGAGATAAATTTTTAGATGATTTTAAATCTTTATTAACTAACATGGTATCTTTAACTACAGCTTTAGGAACTGTAGGTACACCTGTACCTTATACTCCTAATATTGCTGTTGCTCAAACAGCAACTAAAGTAGGACTACAAGCACAAACTATGTTAACTTCAATTGAAAGGTATAAATCAAAAACAACAAGAACTTTATAATGGCCTTAGCAGATTTTATATCAAAAATTGTAACTAGTATAACTAGAACAACATTTCAATTTAATAAATCTTTAGATGTATTAATAGATAAATTTAAAGAAGGTTGCCCCACAACTCAAGAGTTAAGAATATTAATAGCTCAAAAAAACGACATTAATGGAGCTTTAGAACAAATAGAACAAAAAATAGCTACTTTAAATAAAGTAGCAAAAGGTTCTGAAGTAGCAGCTGAAGCTTTAAATACTGGAAAAACTGTAATAAAACAACTACCAGCACCTTCAGCAGTTCCTCCTGGTGTAGGATTGCCTTTAAATATATTTAATAACTTTTCTGATGCTTTAGATAATTTAGGAACTTTAATAGATAAAGAAAAAGCATCCTTAGATACAATTCCCGAAGCTTTAAATATAATTGAAAAAGATGTTGGAACTGTATTTACAAAATTAAAAAAATTAGATGAAGTTTTAAATAAATGTTTAGAAGAAGATCCTAACATTACACAGGAAGATTTTGATGATATTGATGATTTAGTTGAAGAAGAAGACTTCATTGAAGTATTAACAAATGCAGAATTAGAAAAAGCATTAAGTGAACCCCCTGGATTATTATATGGTGATTATTATTTAAGAAAACAGCTTATTTCTTCTGAATTTTCTTTTAACAAAAAACAAATTACAGCACAAAATAAAGAATCAGTTCTAGATGGAGAATATTATAAAGAAGGGGTAGCAGTTGAAATGTTGTATGGTGATGAGTCTTTTTCTTCATCAAATTTAGTTTTAGTTAATGAAATGAAATGGTTAATTGATACTAAAGATTTAATCTTTCCACCACCTCCACCAGCTGAAGATCCCTTAAAAGCTATATATAAAGCAGGACAAATTGTTGTATTAATGTCTATTTATGGGGCTAATGAAGAAGAAGCAAATGAATTATATGAAATGGCTTGGGAATTATCACAAAACAAGGGGCCAAATAAAGGGTATTACGATACATTAGTTAGGGAAGCATTTAATAATTCTAGAACTGTTTTAGAACAAGCCGTAGCTAATGAAGGGTATGAATGGAAAGAAGGAGATAGAGTATTAGACTCAACTATTAAAAAGTTATTTTTAGGAGGAGTTACAGATGAAATAAAAATTAAAGGATACATAAGCCAGTTAAGAAAAAAAGGTAGTGATTTAGAAAAGAAAGCTAATAATTTTGGTGGTGCTTTTAATCCTACAAAGAAAACTTGGGAAAATGATGGTGATAATTTATTTAATAATACAACAAAATTATACCCATATTCTTTTAGGTTAAGTCAGACTGGTATAAGAAATAACGATAACTTAGGATCTTTTGAAAGTTTAAGACCTGAAATAACAAAAAGAAGACGTTTAATGCAAGCTATATTTGAAGAAGCTAATTACTTAAGCTTACAAAATCCAGAAATTTCATTTAATGATCCTTTATCAGAATATTTTCTTAGTAGAGAAATAGGATATAATATGCCTAGTATTAGTGGATTTGCAATTACTGGGGATGGAACTTCACCTATTTCATTTGAGGAAGTTAAAATGTTATGGGAATGGGAAATTGATAAAATTTGGACTCTATGGTTTATTAGTAATATAGTACCAGATTCATATCCAGAGGAAGCAATATTTGATGGAAAACCAGTAATTAAATACGATCCAAATAACTCTGCCATGTCATATGATTGGAATGTAAATGGAAACTTCCTTTCTTTTGTTAAAACTCAATTATTTCTAAAATTAAGAGAAGCATTAGGAGTAGAGTGGTATAATGCAAATGCGCTTACAACATCAGAACTACCTTTTTGGTATCTTAAATTCCCTAATACTAGCCCGGGTTCAATAGATGATAAGGATCCAAATCAATTTATAGATCAAACGGACCCATGGTATTTTGAATTTGGTAAAAATAATTTACCCGCACCTACTGGGTCATAATTGATATAAAAACATAAATTATTAATATTTATAATAAAATTAAAGATGAAATTAACAGAATTAAAAAAAGTACTAAAAGAAACTGTTAGAGAAGTAATACAAGAAGAATTAAAAGATATACTTTTAGAAGCTGTAAAAACACCAAAAGTAGTAACTCAAACCCCAGTAATGGAGTCTTATAATCCTTCTATAACATCTCCATCACCCACTACCCCTGTAATGTCTTCTCAAGAAAAAAGAGATGCTTATAAAAACATTTTAGGTGAAACAGCAGCAGGATTTAATACCAATAATGCTCAAACTTTTAGACCTAACCCAGGAATGGATGTAGCTAATGGTACATTACCCGATGGAAATGTAGGTATGGATCAAATAATGAATTTAATGAATAGTAAATAATGGCTCAAATTGTAAGTAATGTTTTTCCAACAGTTAGTAGTGGTAGTGCTGCCTTAGGCTTTAGTTTGCCCCTATCAGGAAGAGCTGTATTTAACCCAACTTTTACAACCAAAGAAGTAATAAGAACTAATTTAATTAATTGGTTATTAACTAATAAAGGTGAAAGAGTTATGAGACCTCTTTTTGGTGCAAATTTAAGAGATTTTATAGGGGAAGGAATTAATGATGGAACTAATAGTGCTATAACAACAAGAATTAAAGATAATGTTACCTTACAATTCCCGGAAATAACTATACAAAATATAAATTTTGATAACCAACCAGATAGAAATACAATAAATTTATTTATAAATTATATAATTAGTAACATAGGAGTAGAAGATGAAATAAATATAGCAATACAATAATGGCAAATTTAAATAGAAATATAGCATATACTGAAAGAGACTTTAATAGTTTTAGAAATTCTCTTATAAACTATTCACAAACATACTTTCCTAATACTTATAATGATTTTTCTTCTGATTCAACAGGAATGTTATTTATTGAAATGGCCTCTTATGTTGGGGATGTTTTATCATTTTATTTAGATAACCAAATACAAGAAACTTTTATACAATATGCTAGACAAGAACAAAATTTATTTGATTTAGCTTATATGTTAGGTTCTAAACCTAAAGTTACAACTGCTGCAACTGTAGATATTGCTATTTATCAATTATTACCTAATAAAATTGATATTAATGGAGCATCTGTACCTGATTTTGATTATGCTTTAATAATTCCAAGTGGTTTTCAATTAACTTCTAATGAAAATGCTAGTGTAAATTTTATAACAGAAGATGTTTGTGACTTCTCAGTTTCATCCTCTCAAGACCCAACAGATGTTTCTATTTATTCTTTATCAGCTAATACGCCCCAAAGGTTTTTATTGAAGAAAACAAGAAAGGCAATATCAGGAACTATTAATTCAATACAAAGTATATTTAATGCTCCTTCTAAATATCCTACAGTAAATATAAATGCTTCTAGTATTATTAATGTATTAGATTGTTTTGATAGTGATGGGAACCAATGGCATGAGGTATTAAATTTAGCTCAAGATACTGTATTTACTACAAAAATAAACGCCTCATATACAGATCCAAATGCAATTCAAGATGACGCTCCTAATTTATTAAATTTAAAACAAGTTCAAAGAAGATTTACAACACGATTTTTAAATTCTACTACTCTTCAATTAGGTTTTGGAGCAGGAACTGTAAGTGATAATGATGAAGATTTAGTTCCAAACCCAGATAATGTAGGTACAGGATTAGCTTTTTCAAAAGATAAATTAACAGCAGCTTATTCTCCCTTAAATTTTATGTTTACTGATACTTATGGTATTGCTCCTGCTAATACAACTTTAACTATAAGATATTTAACAGGAGGAGGATTGTCTGCTAATGTTGACTCTGGAACATTAACTAATTTTAATAATACTGGGGTAGTATTTAAAAATCCAAACCTTTCAAATACTCCACTAGCTAATATTATATTTAATTCCTTAGCAACAAATAATATATTAGCAGCTGATGGAGGACAAGGTGCAGATACAGTTGAAGAAATTAGACAAAATGCTTTAGGTAATTTTCAAAACCAATTAAGAACAGTTACTCAGCAAGATTATTTAATTAGATCATTAAGTATGCCTTCAAATATAGGTACTATAGCAAAATCATATATTCAACCTACTAAAGTAGCAGAATATGGTATAGGTGAATTACCTACAATATTGGATATGTATGTTTTATCTTATAATTCAAATAAAACATTAAGAACAGCTTCTTCAACTCTAAAACAAAACTTAAAGACTTATTTATCTGAATATAGAATGATAAATGATTCTATAAAAATTAAAGATGCTTATATTATTAATATAACTTGTGAATTTGATATAATAGTACTACCTAATTTTAATAATAATGAAGTAATTTTAAACTGTATAAATACCTTAACAGAATATTTTAATATAGATAATTGGAATATTAATCAACCTATTTTATTAAAAAGTTTAAGTATATTAATTGATAAAGTAGAAGGGGTACAAACTGTAACTAATGTACTTATTAAAAATGTAGCAGGAACAAGTAAAGGATATAGTGATTATTCATATGATATAGCAGCAGCAACTAATAATGGTATTGTATACCCATCAGTTGACCCTATGATTTTTGAATTAAAATTTCCTTCATCTGATATTGTAGGAAGAGTAGTCCCACTATAAAAATAAAAATATGAAAAGTTTATTAGAAATATATAACAACCAAAAAGAATCACAACCTGTAGATGGTACTCCTATAGATGGAGGAATAACTAACAATCCATCATCTGGCTTTATTCAAAGATATAATGCTGATAATGCATATTATACTACTAATGAAGGAGTAGTTAGAGCTAATATCTCAACCAACGATTTAGTTCAATCTACTAAAACATCAGCATTAGATGTTGAAGATGCTGCAGCTGGTGTAAAACAAGGGGGAAGTGGAGGACCTAATAGAACATCTGCAGCTAATGGGGAAAAGTCATCTTTTATAGATGGGGGAGATTATAAAGTTTTAAGATACCCTACAAGAGCAAAATTTATAGATACTACTATAAATTCTGAAGATGGGGGAACATTAGAAACAATGACATTACAACAATATACACCTGATAGAACTTATTTAGAGGTATTATCAGATCCAAATTTAGATATTGAAAAAGTTGTTGGCACATCCACAGACCAACAACCGGCAGAAGGAGGCATACCTGATAGTATAGATGAAAGTATTGTTCCTGAAAATGTTAAACCTAAACTTAATGATTTAAAAAACTTTAATATATAATTAAATGGCAATTTATAAATTATTTCCAGAAAAAGACGCTACCTTATATACTCAAAATACTAATATGAATACAGGGTTAGATGAGATATTAGAAGCATCTACCTATTTATTAGATGATTCAGCACAAACTAGTAGATATTTAATAAAATTTTCACAAAATGAAATAAACAGTGCATATACTAGTTATATATCAGGATCAGGTATAAGTTATTTAACATTAGATAATGCATTAGCATCTCCTATTACTGAAAATCCAACAGATTTAGTTAATAGAACTTATTTAAATGTACCTTTTACTAGTTCTACGGGAAATGGAGTTGGAGCATATGGAAATATAACAACAGCTGGAAATACTATATCAAGTATTATACTTACTAATAGAGGAAAAAATTACAAAGCAGGTGATATATTATTAACAACAAATTTATCCCAATCTTTTTCAACTAATGGTAGAGTTTCCCAAACTACAGGCTCAATAACTTTAAGTAGTGTTGATTTTAAAAAAAGAAAATGGGGAGCTAATTTAAAAAACTATGCTGCTGTAGTTACAAATTTAAATTCAACATCATATTTAAAGGTTTATCCTATTTCTCAAAGTTGGGATATGGGAACAGGAAGATTTGGAAATTCACCTGTTACACAAGATGGATGTAATTGGGGAGAAAGAAAAACAGGTATTAATTGGACTAATGGAACATTTAATATTAGAACTACTGGATCTTATTCCCAAAATCAAGGAACATCAGTTGGGGGAGGAACATGGCATACTGGATCTTCTACTGCTAAAATAATAACTTCTTCTCAAACTTTTACTTATGCTGATTCTATAGATTTAGATGTAGATGTAACTTTTGCTGTAGATGTTTGGTTTAGTCAATCTAATGAATTAGGTGGAGACATACCTAATGAAGGGTTTATAATAAAACAAACCTCATCAGTTGAATTAATTCCTTCACAATCACAAGCATCAACTTTTAAATTTTATTCTGTAGATACTAATACAATTTATCCACCAACATTAGAAATAAAATTTGATGACTTTTTCTATGGTACATCATCCCAAATGCAAACATTATACCAACCAGAAGCATTTATATCTTCATATAATAATGATGGAGTTTATTATCCACAAAGTGTACAAAGGTTTAGAATAGCAGCAGTACCTCAATATCCTAAAAAAATATTCCAAACAGCTTCTGGTTATTTAACTAATTATTATTTACCAAAACAAGCAGAATATGCTATAAAAGATTCGGAAACTAATGAATATGTAATAAATTTTGATAGTGAATATACTAAAGTAAGTGCAGATACAACTTCAAGTTATTTTGATATTTACATGGGAGGATTAGAACCAGAAAGATATTATACTGTTCTATTAAAAACTACTATTAATGGTACTACTAAGGTATTTGATGAAGATATAATGTTTAAAGTAATAAATGGATAATGAAAAAAATAACATTAAAGGCCCAAAGATTTGATAGAGATAAATTTAATGAAACTATAGATACTAGTTTTTCTCAATTAGTAAATACCCCAAATCCTTCTTTTTTTGATATAAACTTAGCTGAATTACCTGATTTTTGGTATCTTTATGAAAAATTCTTTTACATTATACCTAAGCTTGGAGTAACAGAATCTCATCAGTATCTTGCCAAAACTAGTGCTGAATACGCTGACTTTTCAACTATCAGTGATGAAATACAGGCTTTATTAGATGAAATTGCTGAATTAAGAGCTGAAAATTTACAGTTAATTAAAGATGCTACTAATTTAGATAACGCAATTGATTCTAATGATGTGGGGTTTGATGGTAGAAGTCAAATAGCAAATACTCCATCAGTTAGTAATGATGTTTTCACAAGAGGATAAAAATAAATATAAATGGCAATACCAATTTCTTCATCTTTAATACAATTAAATGCTGAAACTTTTTTTCAAGAAGGATTTGAATTGAGTTTAGATGCTATTGTTCCGTCAATAGAACTAACAGGATCCTTTACTGAATTTAAAAGTAAAACTCAATTTTATATATATGATTATACTAAAACTATATTATATACAAATTTAGATTATACAAATAATGGATCATTTTTATTACCTGAATTAGGTACTTCAACTTCACCAGCAACTGCTTCTGTTTACAATCAGTTTGAATTGTCTCCAAATGAAGATATTTACAATCAAGGGTATTCTAATGGTAAATTTTATGCTGTTTATAATTTTATAGACTATGAATTAGGATCAGAACTTTTAAATTCTCAACCAACACCTGATAATAGTGATATAGAATTTGAAGATGTTATATCTTATAGGGGTCATCCTTATTTTATTAAAGAAATTTCTGGGGATAGAACAGAATTAAGAATTCAAAATAATTTTTTAACATCTCAACAGATAGAAACTTATTATAATAATTTTAAAAATAAATTAAGTGCTAGACAAAACGTTGATGAGTTTTATTTATCATTTACAGGTAATAGAAATTTTATAGGAATAAATAGTCAATTAGAAACTTCTTCTGAAACTACTACAACTTCAATATTAATTAAATTATATCAACCTCTCCCTACAGATTTTGAATTAGAAGAAGAACTTCAAATAATTACAAAAGTAGGAGAAACTCAAGTTTTTGAAGTAGAATTTAACCCTAATTTGGAGTTTATAGATAATTTACTTTCATTAAAAGGTCCTAATTATAATATAGATATTAAAGATAAAGTTAATAATTCTACTAATTTTAAATCTTTAAAAGATTTAGTTAATACAAATAGTTCTCAATCTTATTATCAATTTAACTCTTTACAAGATCAAAAAGGTGTATTTTTAACTAAAAATTGGGGAGATTGGAGTGAATTTGTAAAATTTTCATCTGCTGAACAAAGATTAAATAATTTTTATGATAAGATGGTTTTAATTGAAGATTATGAGGCAGAATTGTCAAATCTTGAAACTATAACAGGAGCATCAAATGCTACCTTAAATTATTCTTCTAGTTATAATTCTGTTAGCAATAATATTAATAAAATTATTAGTAAATTTGATAGTTATGAATATTTTTTATATTACGTAACAGGATCTGAATCATGGCCTAAATATACATCAACATATCCTTACACAAACTATTCTGTAACAAGTTCAACTGTATTAAATTGGTTTGGAAGTACAGATGAAGATAATACTTATTTTAATACAGGAAAGAATCAAATATATTCAGCTTCTAGATATGATGAAAATAATCAAGATTATTTATATTATTTAATACCTCCATATATTACTGACAATAGTAGTAATAACCAATATGTTAAGTTTGTAAACATGACAGGTCAAACTTTTGATGAAATGTATCTTTATACTGAAGCTGTTGAGCAAGTTAGAAATACAAATTCAGGCTTAACAGGATCAGTTTTACCTTTAGGTATGGCTGATGATGTAATAGAATCTTTAGGATTTGAAACATATGGTAATGACTTTAATTCTATAGGATTTAATGTTAATGGGATAGGAGTATTTCCTGCAACAGGATCAGGTTTAGAATATATTGATCGTTACATAGATATAGCTTCTGGCTCAGTTATAAATTATTATGATCAAGATCAATCTACTTTAGGATATGTTATAGCATTATCAGATCCTTCTTTTCCTTACCCTTTAGACAATGCAGCTCAAGAAATTTATAAAAGAATTTTCCATAATATGGTTTCTTTAGTAAAAAGAAAAGGAACTGTTACGGGGTTAAGACAATTAATTAATATATGGGGAGTTCCTAATACAATGCTTCGTATAAGTGAATTTGGGGGTAAAAATAAAGATGATAAAAATGATTATGATTTATGGATGAATCGTTATAGTAATGCTTTAACTACTTATGATTATAAAAAAGGAGCATTATCACCTAGTGGATCAATAAGAATTCCATGGACACCCTTAACAGGTAATTATTATGAAACAGCAGCTGTTCCTGATATAGCTGTTCCTGATTGCATTCAATTTAGATTTAAAGCAGCAGAACCTATAACAGCAACATCTAATTTTTCTCAATCTTTATTAGTAAAAAATAGTAGTAATAGTGGTGGTTTCTCCGATTTTGGTATCACATTACACTACTCAGGATCACAATCAGGATCATATTCGGGATCTGTTTTACCAACAACTAGCCAATATGGAAATTTATCTTTTAGAATATCTGCATCAGGTGCTGGTGGGTATAGAGAATCAACTCCTATATCATTACCATTTTTTAATGATGATTGGTGGTCTGTACAACTACAAAGAAAAACTCACATATCAGCATCAAATCAAGATAATACAAATAATGAGTTTGAATTAAGAGTAGCAAATAACATATATGATGGTTATGATGGTAATCAAATAGGATTTCAAGGAGTATCAACAATTACAACCGTTGGAAATAATGGGGTTAATGAAGCCTGGAATAGATTTGCTAATGATGCAGCTCTTCCATCATCAAGAGGTATTATGCTAGGGGGATATATGTCTGCAACTGCTGACTATAATAAATTAATAGGACCAACATCAATTGTAGGTGGTAGTACAGCTGGTATAGGTTTAGGTGATTCATTTTCAGGATCATTTCAAGAATTTAGATATATAGAAGAGCA